ATCTTCATCATAAGTCATAATATTTCTAAAATCTGTAATAATTACCGAAAGATACTCTGGTTTTAATATCAATAACTTTCTTTTTTCTTCATTCAATCTTGATTCATATTCATAATTTGTTATGGGTTTTGCTAAGGTTGAGCCTGGAATTCTAATAATTGAATTAGTATTTGGATCTAGATATTGAAATTCTTCGGTAATTTTTTCTTGCCATTCGGTCCCACTCCATCTCCAAGTTTTTTGATTTTGGGAATACAATTCATTTTGTTCAACATTCAATATATCTTCAGGAAAACTTACTGTGATTGTAGGACTATTTACATAATTTAATCCCCCGTCAATTACTTTAACTGTTGCAATTCCAGTATTACTCATTTCTAATCTTAAAGTTGCTTCTCTAGAAATAGGAGCATCTTCAATAGTGACAGTTGGAGCAGTAGTATATCCAAATCCCGAATTTGTGATTGTAATACTGGTCACAATTCCACTTAGTAAATTTGCAGTTCCTGTTGCTTTTACTTCTGGATATGGTGATCCAATAGTCACGGTTGGAGCTATTGTGTAAGCTATTCCCGGTTGAGTAATAATAATGTTACTTACAGATCCATTAGTAATTTGAGTTACTCCCTTTGCAGTTGAAGTTATAATATATTCAAAAAGTTTATCAGTTGTCCCACCTGTTATCATGAATTTTTCTTTATCAGATTTTATGAAAATATCTGCTGGAGATTGCACTCTGTCACCGACGAAAAACGTATATTTCAATTCTATAGTATTAATTTGCCATGAATCCAAGTCAAATTCATAGATACTTGAACTTCCTTCACTCGTTGCAAATAATTTAGTACCATCACTATTAAAACTGAATCCTAAAATAGCATTGTCCCCAGTAAAAGTTGTGATATTACAACTGTTCACTGCAGATCCACTTCTTGTTGTAATGTTCCATGGCGTTGCGATAGAATATTCTCTGATTACATCTGGATTAGAAAAATCCAAAATGAACAAAGAAGTTCCATCTGGTTTGAATCTCAGTCCTCCAGGAGAAGCAATGGTGATTTGATTTAATTTTGTTGCGGTGGATAAATCCCAAGAAGTTGATAGTTCATAAGTAACTATTTTATAAGATACTCCACTACCACCACTAACGTACATCAGAGTTCCATCTGGTTTAAATTCAATTCCAGTAGTGTAAGTAAAATCTGAACTTACATCTAACTCATAAACTAAAGAGGTAGTGGATGCTCTCCAACCAGTACTCAAAGAATACTGTTTAATTTGATTTGCTCCAGTAAAACTTGCAGTATACAAACGAGTTCCATCTTCACTTAAGTAAAAACCTTCAACATCATTTCCAATTGCATTACTCGATTGATTATTATAAACACCATAAACAACTCTTGGTGAATCAGAAAATGTTACGGAAGGAGCAGTTAATCCATATCCAATACCGCCAACCAAATCAGTTATAGTAGTTACTTTATCAATTTCAATTCCAGAACCCAATGTACAATTAGCTGTTGCTTGAACTGATGGTATTGGATCGGAAAAACTTACCGATGGAGCACTGTTATACCCCTGACCTCCATTTAAATTAACAATATTTGATACTCTAAAATCTGTTATTAAACAATCTGCCGATGCGTTTTCGGTAACAGGAGGTGAAGTCAGAGAAATAGTTGGTGTCCTCTGGTAACCCAATCCAGAATTTATAATTGAGATAGACTCAATCGTATTCCCAAATCCTACTACAGGTGACAAAACTGCTTGAGTGCCTGGAATATAAATTGGGGGAAAAGTTATTCCTGGTGGAAGTTCTTCTAGACTCTGATATACTGGAGCATTATAAAATGCTTCGTCTACTATAAGACCTGCAGGGAAAACTTCTCTTCCAAATGAGTCTGTTATTGATATGGTTTCATAATGATGAATGTCATCATAAGCCTCTTCAGATCCATATTTGTCTAACATAAATCTGTTAAAATTATCTAGAGTTAATGGCCAATCATTTTGGAGATTAAGAATATTATTTGTGGTTAAAATAACCCAATCTAATTCCGGATCTCCGTATATTTTTTCAGCAATTTGATCTGGTCTTTCATCTTCTGTAATGAAATAAAATTCAAAAGCAGACGTTACAGATCCAATGTCTTCTCTAAGTTTAGCTCTTTTAAAGAAGTTTTTAACTTCTAATGTTTCATCATTTGAGATGATATTTTTTGTTCTATTCAGTACTTGTAAATTTGGTAGTTCGCTAAAATATGCCATTTTTAGTACCCCACTGAATTGCTACTTATTGAAGATAAATCACTTCTATCACCAAATATATTTCCTTCTTGATAATCTGTATCATAAATTGGTTCTAGTTCATCGAAACTCATACTGAAGATTGTTGAAACTGGTTGACCGTCTTCATATGCAGCCCAAATTTGATCTGGAGTGTAATTACAACTGAATGAAGTCAATGCACAAGTTTTAAACTTATTTACACCATCAATTGGTTTTGTTCCACTCTTATACTCCAATTTAAATACATTTGGAGTGCCTAAGAAAAAGGATGATTGCCCAGATTTGCCTTTTAATTTTTTAGCTGCCATCCCCTGTTTAAAGAATCTGATGATTCTTCTCACCATTGCAGCTTCTTCTGCACTTCTTGGTGATAATCTATAGCTAAACGTGAATCGTCTCAATGATGGAGAATTGAATAATAGTTCCATATTTGAGTTGGGAACAATTCCTGCACCTCTTGCAAGAATTGACTCACTTGCAACTTGTTGACCTTGTAGTTTCAAAAGTTTTGATACGCCATCAGAACCTAATAATAATGTCAATTCCTCTCCCATTGCATTATTTTTTATCATGTCATATATATTTTTACTTTGTAAAGCGAAAGATGAACCTTGTTTGAATCCACCTCCACCTGTTGCACCAGCAGCAGCACCAATAGCCGCAATTCCCGCCATTCCTCCAAGATTTCCAAGTGTGTTTGCAGCTGCAGCTGCAGCCAGATTACTCATATCATCTGGACCCCAACTTACGTTATTGTTGTCCGAAACAACATTAGGCATCGGTAAAAATACTGTTCCAACAACCGATTCTAATGATCCTATGTCAGAACCTCTTTGAAATCCATTTAAAAGAGTTGAAACTGCGGCTTGCGTTCCACCAAAGATTGCGCCTGCGTTCACTGGTTTATATTTAAACTGGGAAATAACAAAATGATCCTGTTGACTCGTCATTAAGTCAATTGGATATAACATGTCTTTTCCGAATAATTTCTTCTCATTTCCAACACCAAATTTATCTCCATTTGATGCAAAATTTTGATAACTTTGAGCAGGATTCTGCAAAAATCCTGTTAATTGTCCTATTCCCCCTCCTTGATTCCCACCAGTTGTTCCAGATACTTGATTTTGTGGAGTAATTGAAGTTTGTCCGGGTTGTCCAGATGAAAAACTTTTAGAAGCCCAAGGTGCTAACTTTGCTCCCGAATTAACTCCACCTGCACTATTGTAAGCTGCTTGAACTGCTACAATTGTTTGTTGATGAATTTGAGTTTGTTCCGCACCAGTAAAACCTAGTTGTGTTGCAGAAGCATTCCATTTTCCATCTTGATAAACTGGTTTTGTTCCCGCAGGGGCATTTGCCTGAATTATTTGAACAGCACCCGTATTCAAATCGTACTGCAAATTATACGATACTCCGTTTTTGGTGGTTATTGGTGTTCTAACGTTTGTATACGCCACTTAAGGTTTGCTCCAGGCTCTGTGATTTGGGAATGGTTGTCCTCTATCATCAACAAATTTTTCAGTGGGTAATAATGCAACGGAGGGCCAATCTTTTTCTGGAACTCTCAAAAATCCTCCACTAACTCCAGAAAAGAAATAACGATGAATCGTGTTACGAGGTACACCTACAGTACTGCCATTATTTATTAGGCCTTTTGCGATTCCTTCACGATATTGTCTCCCCATATAATGCAAATTAATGCCTATAAAGTAGTTCTGACTATAATTAATTTCAGTAATGTAAGCTAAAGGTTGTCTATCAAAAAATGATAATTTGGGCGTACTTGCACCATAAATGAAGAAATACATTCGTCCAACTTCAATGCCACCAGTGTCTTGAAGATCAATATCAAATTGATCAAGTTCGCCAAGATACTGACGGAGTTGGCCAGAGAACCAATCTCCACTTTTATTTTTTCCTTTTACTTGTTTAAGTAAATCATATCCAAAACCCTTTCCGTCAATATAGGGTTCGTCTCTCCAAGTCATATGCCTAGATCCTCCTCAGTCATGATTCGGAATTCATAATTACGATCTGCACAATATTCCTTCGCTGCTTCCCATTTTGCCTGATTCTTGACCCAAGTTTGAACCTTATAAGCCCATGCCTTTGTTCGTCTTTTTGGATTTTGTTCTGGCATTTCTACTTCCTTTTTGGGCTTAATTTCAATGATAACTGTTCGTGTATTTCCATTCTTATCTTTATATTTCACAAAAAAGTCAGGAAAGTATCTATGAACTTTATTGTCTAAGGGATTTTTATAGGGGATCCAAAATTCTTCAGATTGCCACTGGTTCACATTTTCGTTTAAGTCACAATATCTCATAAATTTTCTTTCCCACAAAGAACGATAGACAATGTTTGTGGGATCGCCTTTATATTTTCTAGGATTTTCTGGACTGTATTTTCCCTTATAACTCATATACATACTATAGATCCTTAAGTAATATTTATAGATGGCTGAACCATTTAGGCCAGATTATCCAGCAAATCAATACAGAGTAGATCCAATCTACGCAAGGATGACTCTGCCTAGAAATACAAACGATAATCGTTCAGCTCTTCCAGGTGTAAGAGATCTTTTTGGTGAATTATCTGTAACAAGTCAATTTAAGGTTACATTGTTTCTTGGAGATACTTATCCAACAAAGAACTCCGATTCTGATATTAATGCTTGGTTGGTAACTTGTGGAGTACTTGGATCAAATATATCCAATCGTGGTGCTTACTTAAGTTCTCTTCGTTATGAATTTATGTGCAATGAAACTTTTCTTCCTGGCGCATCTTTAACGATGTCAGAAGAAACTGGAAGTAGACAAGGAATTGTAGAAAGATTTCCTGTGCGAAGAGACTTTCCGGAAATTACTATGACATTTTATGTTGATGCGGAATATGGAATTATTCGTTTATTTGAAGAATGGATGAATTTTATCAATCCTTTGTATAATACTCAGGGCAGATTAAAATCAGGAAATCCTAGAGGTGGTGTAGGACAATTTGGTGAAGAACAATTCTTTAGATTTAGATATCCAAGTACATATAAAAGAGATCTAGCGATCACAAAATTTGAAAGAGATTTCTTTATAAATGATGCAAATTTAAGAAATGTTGAAAGAACTCCTTCAATGTTGACCTATAAGTTTATAAATGCATTTCCTACCAATATAACCGCACTACCAGTTACCTACGAAGGTAGTACAATTACAAAGACAACCGTAAGTTTCAATTATGATAGATATGTAATCTTAAATCATTTTGGAACTGGTCAAAATAATTATACGAATACAAATACTACTGCTTCTGGAGAATCTGTAGGTTTGGCAAATCCAACCATTTCTTGGGGAAATAATACAACCAATACGTTCGATAATCCAACATTCGGAGTTAACTCAGGAATTGATGTTTCTCCATCCTTCCAACCGCTCTAAATAAATTTAACTGATTACATAATTATCCATGCCATTACCAAAGATTGCTACACCAACTTATGAACTTGAGTTGCCATCTACAGGAAAAACAATAAAGTATAGACCATTTTTAGTTAAAGAAGAGAAAGTTCTAATCTTGGCTTTGGAGAGTCAAGATGTTAAACAGATTACTCTCGCAATTAAATCTGTTTTGAAAGACTGCATCATTACAAAAGGAATTAAAGTAGAAGATCTACCTTCTTTTGATATTGAATATATTTTCCTCAACGTTCGTGGAAAGTCTGTAGGAGAATCTATTGAACTTGTGGTGACTTGTTCAGATGACGGTCAAACAGAAGTTCCTGTAAAAATATATGTTGATGAAGTAAAAGTACAGAAAGATCCAGATCACACAACGGAAATCAAAGTTGATGATGAAATCGTGGTAAAAATGAAGTACCCTTCTTTGGAACAGTTCATCAAGAACAACTTTGATTTTACTGCCCAAGAATCAGTATCAACGATTGAAAAGTCATTTGATATTATATCATCATGTATTGAATCTATTTTTACTGCAGAAGAAGCTTGGGCTGCTTCTGATGTAACTAAGAAAGAATTAATTGAATTCATTGAAAGTATGAATGCAGAACAATTCAAAAAGATTGAAAAGTTCTTCGAGACTATGCCAAAACTTTCACACACATTTACTGTAGTAAATCCAAATACTAAAGTTGAAAATGAAGTAACGCTGGAGGGTCTGACAAGTTTTTTCGGCTAATTATGGCTCATATTGATCTTGAGTCATATTTCCGTATCAACTTCGCTCTCATGCAGTTCCATAAATATTCATTGACTGAGATTGAGAACATGATGCCTTGGGAGAGAGATATCTATCTCACTCTATTGAGACTACATATAGAAGAAGAAAACCTAAAGGCACAACAGGCATCAAATCGTGGCAATTAGTTCCCCACTTAATCCAGGTACTATTGTAAAAGAAAGACCCACGACGGCTGCAGCTGCTCAGAATTTTATTACTGGTGGTAGTCCTCTAGGATCAGGAGTTGTTGCTTCTGCTGCCAATAAGATTGTAGGTTTCCAAAGAGGTGCTGCAGGGGTTGCTCCACGAGTTCCAGATTTAGGATCTATAATTCAGACTTTATCCTCAAATATCCTAAACAACGTAGAAAATAGAGTACAATCAATAAATCAAAATGTAACCAATATAGTTAATAAAACTATTGGTAGCCTTCAAGAAGATTATAAAGATAGGCTAGATAAAATTGATACAGCTAAACCAAACTCTATCCTACAAAATTTCTTAAATTTATATAAAGAAGCTTTAGGTTATATTCAATTTTTAGGTAATA